AAGATTTCTTTCTGACGAGGAACTTGAGATAGTGCGAGATGCCTGTGCTGATATTACGGAAACCGCAATCATAGAATTCCTGTACTCAACAGGATGCCGTGTCAGCGAGTTAACTTCGCTAAAGCGCAGTGATGTTGATTTCCAGACCCATGAGGTGAAGCTGTTTGGCAAAGGGAGCAAATACCGCACATCATACATGAACGCCAAATGCGAACTTACTTTGCGGAAATACCTTTTAACCAGGTCGGACACATCGGAATTCCTGTTTGTTGGACGGAGAAAACCGCATGACCAGTACGCAAATCGGTCAATCGAAAAAATGCTAAAGATGATAGGGGAACGAGCGAATCTGCCCTTCCGACTTATCCCTCATATCATCCGGCATACAACTGCAACACATGCCCTTCAGCATGGAATGGATGTAACCGAGATCCAGAAATTGTTGGGGCATAGCAAAATTGATACTACGATGATATATGCCAAGACAGCCCAAGAGGATGTCAAAGCCAATCATCGAAAATATGTTATTTAACACTAAGGCACTCCGAAAGGGGTGCTTTTTTCTATGAGGTTCAAAAATGCTTAAGATTAACGGGACCGAAATACAGATGACGAGGGGGGATACCGCAAGGATTGTCCTTACCTTGAACAACGGAGATGGCAGTGCGTATGTGCCTACACAGGGCGATTCCATACGCTTTGCCATGAAGAAAAAGCTGAAGGACAGCTACGATACACTCGTTAACATCAACATTCCCACGGACACGCTGCTCTTGGAAATCAGACCGGAACACACTGAGGACCTTGACTTCGGAGAGTATGTCTACGATATCCAGTTCACGGGTGCTGACGGAACGGTTGATACATTTATCTATGAGAGTAAGTTTGTGATCCGTGGTGAGGTAGAGTAATATGGCAGATTTAGCAACAGAAAAAAGGTTAAATTGCACACTGTCTGTTGCTAGTGGCATCTCTGGAATACTGTCCAACCAGGGTACGCTTCATGGTGTTCTGTCACTCTCCCGTTCCGACAACATTGACGGTGGAGACTTCTCATGGACGGATGCGGATAGTCTTGACGGTGGTAATTTTGCCGACTATTCTTCCGGTGATTCGTATGATGCAAATGATGACAACACACTGCAATGCTTGTTAAGTCCGGTCGGTAATCTCAACGGAACTCTTTCTCAGCCTGAAAGCATGACCGCACAATTGTCGGTCTTCATCGGTGAAAGGGTCTATGAGGATTATCACGGAGACTATGAGGTCACTTCATTTTGTGCAGACCCTTTGCTTACCACTTCCTTAATACTGCCCACGGAAGATAAGCATATGTTGGATGATGTGACAATCTATTCTGTGCCAACAAGAGAGGACTACAACGAAGCAGGTGGTGTCACTTTCACGATAGGGGGTTGATTGATATGGCTGTCAGCAAAGTAGTATACGGAACAACGGTCCTTGTGGATCTCACTTCCGATACAGTAAATGCAAATAATCTCCTGTCCGGTGCAACAGCACATTCCGCAAACGGAAATGCAGTAACGGGAAGTGTCGTGGTTCAGACCTATTACACAGGTTCTTCAGACCCGTCCTCTTCACTTGGGAATAATGGAGACATATATCTGAAGGTGGTGACTTAAATGCCCACAATTAGATTGATTCCATCTACTTACTATCTCAGCAGTAGTAGTTATCTGTCCGTGTCCAATGCAAACAACATGTATCACAACACGGACAACGATACATACGCTACAGTTACCAACAGCAGGAGCAGTACTTCTTCATATTATATATATCTTCAGGGATTCAACTTCGATGATATACCGTCAGCAGCGGTAGTCAGTTCCTTCACGGTAAAGCTAAAAGCAAGAGAGAGTGGTGTATCCACATCCACTTCCTACAAACCGTATCTGGCAAACGGAACAACGGCAATCAATGGCACATGCGATGTCATCACAACCACGGCAACAGTACATGAATTCACCGGAATTTCAGCTGATTGGGAAACGCTTTCTGGATATGGTGACGATCTTGGTATCCGTATAAACTGCCGTAGGGCATCAAGGAATACCACTAGCTACATGTATATCTATGGTGCGGAGATTGAGGTCGAATACACGATTCCCACTCCGAGGACCATAACCTCTTCTCTTACTGGTGACGGAACAATTAGTCCCAGTGGTGCGACTACCGCTTATGACGGAAACGAGTATGAGTTAACCATCACTCCGACAAACAAGTCTGATTCCGTAACAGCTACTCAGGACGGAGTTGATATCACATCTCAGCTTGTTGCTCATGGTACGGGAGACACGGTAACGATCACTCCCAGTGATGTGACTACGCACAGCGTTCAGAGTGGTTCTTCTTATGCGGAGTATGCTGTCGGGCATTCAGCCGAAAGTCCATCCAGTTCAGGAACATCCAGCAACATGTACGCATCATCGGGAAGCACAGGATATGCGGAGTACACGTTTGATTTCAGTGACATTCCGAGCAATGCAACAATAGAGGATATAGAGGTCAGATGCTACGGACATCGAGAAAACGCTACGATAGATTCGTCTCACGTGTCTCAATGCGTATTGTATCAAAACAGTTCCGCAATCAGCGAAGAGGTAGATTTCCCAAGCACAAGCAATTCGCTCATTACGGTGGTCCCCACAACCATTCCGACACGATCACAATTGAGTAATGTTACTCTCAGGCATTATGTCGGTTATTACGGTGGTTTGGTATTAGGTATCAGCTTTGATGTTACATACTCCACAGGGAGCGGAGTTGACCACTATACATATACCTATACCGTATCGGGTGACTCCGTAATTGCTGTTGTTATCGGGAATGCGGAAATCAACACTCTCTATGTGAAGAACAACGGATCATGGACAGCTGTCGCAAAAGCATTTGTTAAACAAAACGGCTCATGGGTCGAACAGGATGTTTCTACTGTTTTCCAGGCCGGACATTATTACATAAAGGGCAATTAACATGGCATATAATAAAATTGTATATAACGGAAATACCCTGATTGACCTTACGGAAGATGATGTTACTTCCGCAGATGTGCTTTCAGGAAAACAATTCCATGGAGCAGATGGTGAGTCTGCAACAGGCTCGATGAATAACCGTGGTGCGGTGTCAGGCACAATCGCAACAAAAGCCGGAACATATTCCATTCCTGCCGGATACCACAACGGTTCGGGTTCGGTCGGCATCTCCTCGACAGAACAGGCAAAGATTATTGCCGGAAACATTAAGTCCGGTGTCACGATTCTTGGTGTACAGGGTACATACACTGGCGAAGGAATTTCTCTTCAGAGCAAATCGGTAAGCTATACTCCTTCCGCAACGGCTCAGACAGCAACGGTCACGGCAGATCCCAATTATGACGGCCTGTCTTCCGTAGCAGTAACGGTTGCAGCTATCCCGTATCAAGAGGAAAGCAATCCACAGGGTGGCACTACAGTAACTATTGGATGATGACAACACAGGAGATTACACCAATGGAGATATTTCTCGCAGTGGCAGGTGGTGGTGCTTTGCTTGGATTCATCCAGTTCCTGCTTAATCGGGTCTTCGTCAAACAAGACCGAAATGACGAGGTTATCAAGAAGATTGGCGAAGTTAAAACCAAACTTGACGAACTTTCAGACCGTGTAGACGAGAACGCTGCGGTCTTAGCACGAACACACATCTTAAGATTTTCCGATGAGTTACAAAACGGCATAAAGCATTCTTCCGACTATTTCCGTCAACAGATGGACGATATCGGGACTTATGAAAGATACTGTAGCACCCATCCCGATTTTGCCAACGGTTACACACAGGCAGCAGCTAGGTATATCAGCAATACATATGACAAACTCCTTGAAAAAGGGGAGTTTGCAATTAAGGAGTTAGATAATGAAGCTGAATGACAATGTATACAACATCCTTAAATGGGTAGCACTTATCGCACTTCCGGCACTGGCATTTTTCTATAGCCAGCTTGGGGCTATTTGGGGACTCCCCTATACTGCGGAGATTCCAGATACAATCAATGCAATCGCCGTGCTGATTGGTGTCCTGATCGGTGTATCCACTTACAACTACAATAAAGACAACGTAGACACTCTGGACTGAAAGGGGGTGATCCAATATCTATGGCAACCTATCGAGTGCCGGATATCAGTTATGCCCAAGGAAATGTTGATTGGGCAACTGTTAATTCGGAGTTTCGGAAAGGCACGTTTCATGCCATTATTTTGAGATGTGGTTACGGCGATAATATTGCATCCCAAGATGACACGCAATGGCTAAGAAATGTAGCTGCCTGTGAGAAGTACAATATTCCGTACGCCGTATATCTTTACAGTTATGCTTATACTGCGGAGATGGCACGGTCTGAAGCGGAACACGTACTCCGTCTGGTCAAAGGCCATAAGCCTTGGTGCATTTACTATGACTTG